CACATTCCTCGCCCTTATCAAGCTTATTCTGTCTGTATAATTTAATAGCGTTAATCTTCTGATTCTGTCTAATTAATTCTATTATTCGACCTTCAATACTATAGAACTCTTCCCAACCCACCTTCTTAATGTGGTTGCGTTGTTTCCATATCTTGTTAGCTTTCCTCATTATGTCAGAAGTTTCCCACGAACCATCAACTTCTCCATCACGAACCTTATTATATATATCCCTAGCATTTATCATATCATCAGTAAACAATTCATCTACCGCTCCAGTAACTGTGTTTGCACCTTCTCTCATCTGTTTTATATCATCTAAGGTAGGTTCAGTTTCAACACATAACTTAACCAACATTTTTAACCTTTTTTCTACTTCTTTAATTCTCAATTTATGCTTTCACACTAGCTAAGTAAATCTCTGACATTTTCTTTACCTCAGTTTTATAGAACCTATATAAGAAATTTAACTTCTTTATATCTTTTGCATTAAGTGGTCTATCCTCACATCCAAGGACATAGTTCATTATTTCTTGCCACTCATCTGTAACTCTTTGGTCTTCCTCGGATAGTTTTATCTTATGTCTATTTACAGTACAATCCAACCACCTAACCAAAATCTTTTGTATCTTATTCAGTTTTTCTATTTTACTAGGTGTATATCTATTACCATTATCTGGTATTTGTTGAGCTTTATATTTCAATGAGTCCTCTTGAAAATATCTATTATCTTTTTAACCACAACTCTATGTTCACCTTCCCAAGATATAGTTCTCCTACACTCGTTAACATGACCTTCGATAAGTTTTTCTATCTCATCATGTATTGGTTTATGATATGCTAACAAACTCATTACTTAGATAAGAATTTGTCATTCATTGTTTTCGCAACATTCATCATGTTAGTACAATCGATGAAAGAAGCATCCTTACCATACATCTTAGAAAACGTATTTTTATCACTTTCCGAAAGATAACCTTCTGAAACAAAGTAACTCATGATTTTGATTCCATTGTTCTTCATCATTTTAACCATTTTTCTAGCGTGGTCAACAGCTCTGTCACCAGCGTAGTAAACCTCACTACCATAACTTCTACCACCAACTGAAAACCAAGGAGCCCCATCTGAATAGTTGATGAAGTAATTATCTTCACCAATCACACCACCAAGAAATTTCTTCATAATGGCTTCATAACATAGTGACTCTGGTGTAACTCCACTTGGTCTAAGTGTCTTCCAAAGAGTTTTGATTTTGGTCAACTTATCTTTCCTACTATTGTAAACAATAAGTACAACTGGCTTATCATTGTTAGTATATCTCACATCGACCACCACGTGAATATTTCCAGCCATGTCAGCAGCTTTACACATGGCAACCGCGGACTTAATAGCTTTCTCAAACTTTCCACCACCCATTGAACCACTACCATCGATTGAGATGTGTAAGTTAGCTTTGTTAAATTTCTCTTTCTGAATCTGTGAAAATACATTGTCATTACCAAAACCCAACTCAGAGATTAATCTCTTGTTGATTTTACCGGAATTCTGTCTAGTAAAAATAAGGTCTTTTTCTTCTCCACGAACCTTAAGTTTCTTTCCAAGGATAGAACCAAGTCTGAAACCCTCATTAATGGCATCAAGCATCTTACCACCACCATGCCAACTATATGAACCATCATAAAAACGGTCATCAAGTCCACGAAAGAAACCAGGAAAAGCCCCACTCTCGATAAGTTCTTTAGTTAGTGATGGAATCACAACAGTTCCAACTTTACCAATTCTACCATCTCCAACCTCAACCAACTCAGTATTTGAATTAGAAAGGGCATTAACAATATTTTGGTCTTTTTTAGTCAATTTAGTTTTTTGTGTCTTACCATCTAAGAAATCTTTCTGTTTCTCAAACATATTCTCAATTTGTTTCTTCTGTTGAGGTGACAACTCTTCACCGTCTGACTCATCATCTGACTCACCAGGTTCTCCACCATTAGGATTCATCTCAGCATCACCAGTATCAATCTCAGTTCCATCAGAACTACCACCACCATCAGAACTACCCTCAGAGTCCTTATTTTCACCATTTTCGGAGTTTTCTTCGTTACCCTCACCATTACCTTTACTATTACCAACTAGACCAAAAACAATCTCACAGACAGACTTGGCCAGTCCAATTGCGTCATCAGTAGATTTTAGTCTTGAGATGTTACTCATGTTAATTAGACGATAGATATCAGCAAGTCTTGGAAGAGCCGTAAAATCAGTTCCTTCATTAGTGAAGTTGATAATACGAAACATGTAAGATTCAAAATCTATCTCACGATACATCTTAGAACCAAGACCTTTAGCAACTTTCTTACCATTAAAATACTTGTTATAGAGACTATGGTAGTAACCCTTGTAACCAGGTGAACCTTTGAAGACAATAGTATCAACACGTCTATCTTCAATGTAATTAATCATTCCACGAAAGAAATCCATCCTTTCATTATCTAAATCAAAACCTCTAATTTTATCCATTTGACGAACATCAGCAAAAGCATTGAAATCAGAGTAAGCAATGTGACTTCCTTCATGAAGAGCCAGACCAACAACGTAGTCAAAGTTCTTCTCATTAATATTAGCTCCAATAGTAACATTCTTACCATCAGTATAACTATCTCCACGTGATGGGAATTTAACAGGGATATTTTGACCACTTACGATACGAACAAAATTACCAATTGCCCGTTTGTGACCAGCAAGAGCAATATGGTCTTTCCCTTTTTTTACTGGTTTATCAACATCTACATCAGATGCTAGAAAATCATCAAGAATTGATGTTTTCCTATTATCAAACCAAAAATCTGAATATCTACTCATTTATTTTTTCCTTTTTATCTCTCATTTCACCTAAATATAACACCAAAATAGTATACAAGTCAAGCATTATTTTGACTTTTTTTAATTTATTCCTAACTCTTCTTTATAATTCCAAACTATGTAATGTACTTTACCACAACTATTTGGTGACATACCCCACTTAACTGCGACATCTTTTAAACTACCACCAGCTTTTCTAATTTGGTTAAAAGTTTTTATTCTATACAATTTGACATCTTTTGTTATTGGGTTTCCTCTATTATACTTTTGTTTTCTAATCCCACCTGGAAACAAATTTAACTGTCTACTTTTTAACTTTCTCATTTTTATCCTTTTCATTACCCCTTAAAATACATTAAAAATACTATACGAGTCAAGCACTTTTTGGCATTATTTTTTTATTAAATTGTTTGTACATTTGATTAGCGTATTTAGCTTGTTTAGGTGTTAATGTACCTCTTGAATGAGCCCTATTTGTTAGACTATCTAAGAACTCCATTTTCTCTGATTCATATTGTTGAGTATAACCACATTGTGATAACATCACTTTCAACTTGGTTATCTTACTCAACATAGACTCTCGCTGAACTTTTACTTCTGGTTTATTATAGTTATCATAATATTTGATTGCAGAGAGGATAGTACTAAGCATTTTATCAGTTATGGGATTATTACCAATCAACTTCCTATGCATTTCAGCAAGAAAACCATGATAACCATTAGTTAATGTTCTTGTGTAATCACAATCGCTTAACAAGGTTCTTAAACCTTTGAGTTCTTTATTATATTTCTTTTTGTTATCCATTCAAATAAAGATACGAAATAAAACAATAAGAGTCAAGCATTACTTTGACTTATTTTAAGAGGAGAATATTGACCAAACCTTATCAATAACTAATGCCATAAAACCCATTCCGATGACACCTCTCCATTTTTGTGAGTTCTCTCTGAACCTGGTGTTTTCCTTTGTTTCAGCCCATAAACCTTCGTGTGGATTGAATAAGTTTTCTTTAATGAATTTAATATCAGTATGTATTTGAGCTCGGTCTTTATCGGCTTGTTCCATCCTCTCTAATACAACATTTAAATCTTTTTTATCACTTTGGTTCACGTTTCATCCCACCATAATTTTGCTATTAATAGACATAATCCTATACCATAAATCCAAATAACCACTTCGATTATCAGGTCTATTGGTGTCATATATTAATAAGTATATCATACTTTTCAGTTCGTTATATTTCTCCTGAAAGAAAATACAAATTATTTCTTTTCCCATATCCATATGGGTTCACAAAACCTTATGTCTTTAGTTTTCTCTACTAAATCCAAAGTACTTTCCTTAAACTGGTTAGTATCTTTAGCAGTTCCAGCTCCACCACTATTTGGTCGTCTTGCCATTTCCATACCTATACAACCCTTATATTCCATATCTCCATACTCATCAATGAACTCATTCATCGGGTCACATATCTTTTGCCACCCCTTACCCTTACTTACGGCATTTACATCTGATATATTGACACATAACTTACCACCTGATTTTAGTGTAGGTAACATATTGTCTAGAGCTTTATGTAAGAACTGAGTATTCCAACTGTCAATGTCTTTTCCATACCTCACCCAGCTTTGGTTATCATCATTACCATATCGTTCTATATTGAAATATGGTGGAGAAGTGAAGATGATATCAAAAGTATCATCATATCCATCATAATAAAAGTCCTCAGCGGCCTCACGATAGAAATCTACTTTCTTTGGTGTCTCAAACATTGTAAGTGATGAATCGTAGTAACGTGATTGTTCTCTGTAGATAGGATGATTCTCTTTTCGAGGATCGACACCGACATATAACTCTGTGTTCATACTAGCATAGAAACCAGCTAATCTATCTCCCCACCCCATAGAAAAGTCCATTATGTTCTTTGCTTTGAATAAGTCATACATGGCTTTTGCTACATTTGGTTTGAATTGACTACAGATATATTTACGAAGTCCAATCATAGTCCTTAATATTGACCTATCTATTTTATCCAACTTTAGTGAATAAGCAGCACCCATTAGACTTATCATAAAACTTTCAGTTTCCCAAGTTCTTTTGGGACCTGGATAACCACTTGATTCAACTGACCATCTGTTTTCTTGTTGGAAGTGATTGGAGGCCTTGTTACCAATATTATTTCTAGCAAAATACCATTGTTTACCTTCGTAAGTTAACGGCCATTCATAACCAGCTTCGGAACGAGCAAACCACTCTCCCTCTTTCAAAATATCGTAAACCCAAGTTCCTTTTAACTTGTTAAAGTCCCTTCTACAATCTTCTTCAGATATTTCCATCGTTGGCATTGGATAAGTCATGGCGACTTTAGCCAGAGATTCTCTTACATCTTCTTTCTCGAAATAACCTTTAATGAAAGTCCATTCTTTTTCGTCAATATGTAAGTAGGGTTCTTGGTTTAAGAACTTGTCAAAGTAGTCTAAATACATTACTCTATCTCTTCTGCTACCTCTTGTAATGCAAAAGGACACACACCACACTCTATGTCATCTTCCCAACAATGCCAATATGATTGTGGAATATCATGACAATCATCATCAAAATCTTTACATATATGATCCGGCACTCTATCAACATCTATAACACCATGTGTCTTATGTTCCACCCAACCATAGCTGGACATAAAATGTTTCATAACTGATAAATCTTCTGTATCTGTATCTCTTTTCATTCTCCAAATAACTCCTTAAATGCCTGATTCGCGGCCTTAGATTGTTCGGTCTTCTTTTTCGTCTCTTCTTTCGGGGATGGGGACCGCGTAATCGGAATCCCATGTTTTGATATCACGGCGGAGTGATCACCTCGTTTCCACTCGTCATACTCTATCTTACTAGCCATCATATCAGCTTGATGTAATATGTGAGCAATATTAGACCTCAATTGTTTATGTGGCATGTAACTGATATAATACCCCTTGTTAGCCTCTTCATACATACCATCGGTTAATCTTAGTCCAAGGTACTCATTCTCTGTCATTGAGACATTAAAATGTTGTAGTAACCAAAGTGCCCTATCTGTCACGGTCATATGCTGAATCTTAGGGTTGTGTTTATATATCATTCCTTGATTCTTTCTATGCCAATCAGAGTCATTCGGTGTATAGTAATCTTCAGCTAAGTCTCCAACCTTACCCAAGTCGTGATGAAGAGCAGCAAATATTAATTCTTCCTTCGTGAAGTCGTCAACTGTAGCTCCATTCTTAGACCATAGTTCATGTATCTGGACAACTAAATCAGTTATGTGTAAGACATGTTCCACATACCCACCAGCGTGAGCATTGTGAAAGTGTTCTTTACCACTCGCTGGTGCGATACACATTCTTTCTTCGAAGTAGTCGTACATCTCATTTAATTTATCAAGTCT